ACCATCAAACTCCATACTATTAGTAGAAGTGATTAATGGATTAGCTGACTGATAAGCACCTGCATTAAGCATAAGGTTTGTAGCATCGTGCTTTAGTTCTTGTATTACTACGTTTGATATTGTACAATTAACATTTGCTGCATCTCTTAAAAATGAAAAAGCACTAGAACCTGAAACTTGATTTCTAGTATTAAACCCTTCTGTAAATGGAGCTTGATTTACTCCCCCTATATTACACCTTAAATTACCTGAACCTGATTCATAAGCAATATTACAAGTTAATTTATATGTTCTTCCTGAAATTAATACGTTTTGAAATAAAGATGTAACAGGAGATGTAGTTCCTGCTACAAATCTTGCACCACTACTTGTGAAGTTTACATAGTGAGTTGAATCTGTACCTGTAACACCCCAATTCTGTCCTACTTCTTTGACTGATATGTTTGTTATTGTAAATACTGAAGATAATGAGCTATATAAACTTATAAAAGATGAATAAGCACCATTTGTAGTTGCAGTATCGTAAAAGGTGTGAGTTTCACTAGAATCAAATGTGTTAGCTGCTCCACCAAGTTGAACAACAACATTACCACTTGTTATGTTTAAATCAAAAGTAACTTTGTATTGTTTTCCAGTTATTAAACCAACATCTTGTCTTGATGCGTTAAAACTTGAACCATTAAAATTTGCTAAGTTATTACCTACCCCCCAACCACTTTGAAAACTCCAATCTTGCCCAACCTCTTTTACTGATACGTTGTCTATGCTACCTACAAAAGAAATACTTTTAAAACCGAAAGAAGTAGATACTGATGTTTTTGATAAATATTCAGTATATGTACCATTAGCATTTCTAGTAGTTCCTGATGGTTGAGTTAATCCTGAACCAAAACCTACAAACACACTTCCACTTACATAATTACTAATAGTGTATGTTACTTTAAAAATATCGTTTGTTGTTGTGCCTACTAATGATTGAAATAAAAGAGCAGAATTAGTACCATCACAAGTAGCTACGCCACTTCCAATAGTCCAACCACTTCCTTTATTCCAAGTCGTATCACTAGCAAAGTCGCCATTAGTTACTTCTTCTGCACCAACCTCACTAAAATTACCATTCTCTACTTCTTCATTACCTATCTGACTAAAGTTACCATTAGCTACTCTGTTTGGAGAGTAGTATGTATTGTACATACGAGTAATCTCAGCTTGTGTGAGTTCTCTATCAAATACTGCAAACTCATCTATGTTACCTTCAAAGTAAGAACCACCTGATGCTTTATCTCCACCTATAGTTAATGATTCTGTGTAAGCATTGTTAGACCCTACACTTGTTTGACTAACAGTTTGTAAAACACCATCACAATATAATTTACATTTTGTAATATCTAAATCTAAATAAACTACCCAATGATGCCACTCTCCATCATCTTGTGCAGGTGTATCATTCCAATACATAAAAGAAGTACCTAAATATAATAAAGGTCTATTAGAATTAAAAGCGTTAAAATGAAAACCTCCTATATTATTATTACCATGCCCAAACACACCCTCATTTCTACCTGTCGTACTTGACTTAGACCAAAAAGAATAAGTAGTATTTTGTAGTACAGTATCTGCACCATCAGTAATAATACAATCATCTACTCCATCAAAGACAATAGAACGTTTATTTACAAACCTATAAATAGGTTCTGTCGGTAAACTTAGCTTATTTGCTAATGCTAACATATATTAGTTTTTATATCCGATAGCTAAACCTGAAGTCAGAGTAATAGCAGTCGTGTTCATAAACAATGTAGTTCCAGCAGGTATTGTTGTAACCAAGTTACTTGCACCTGTAGAATTAGCTACAGTAATAGCAGATATTACACTTTCTAAAACAAAGTATATTGCATAATAATCTTTACCTGTCTGTGCAGTAGTTGTAAAAACTTCTACCCCACCTAATCCTCCTAATTGCTCATTTAATAATGCTTGTGTATTTTTTATTCCCATTTTTTTTATTTATTTAACTAACGTAAACGTAATTTGTTTGTGCAGGTCTTGTATAAGAATCGTACTGCACTTCTTCGCCACCTGTTGGTTCTTTTATATATAATTTTCCTAACTCTACTAATCCTTGCACTACACCCTTATTATTTGCAGCAGGACTAAGTACATCTGTAGCATTGATCGGTGCAGTACCTGTAGCTAAAACAGGACTAGCAGACTGCCAACTTACTTCGTATATTTCGTATGACCAATAACCATTAGGTAAAAAATTAACTTTACCTGTAAATACATCTTGTAATGCCGTTGTGCTAGGTGTCATATTAACTCTTGTGTATCTATTATTAACTAATTGTGTTTGCCCATAAGAATAAACAACATTTCTATCCATATCATTAGTTAATTTAAATAGAAACCTAATCTGTGTAGATGGTACTGATCTATCTATTCTTTTTTCTTCCGTTGTAGTGTAAAAAGTATAAGGTTGATCGTATTGTCCGTGTATCATAATATATAATAGAAAAAGTTCTTTTTTGTTTGAAAAAAAAAGAGCTACCTAAGTAGCCCTCTTTAAATTATATATAAAATACTATTAAGATGTTACAATAGCACCTATAGTAAATGCAGTATTGTCAAAAGGAATAGCAGTATAATCAGCTACAGTTTGCATTGGTGCAAATTCTTGCCCTTCAAAAGTCCAATCGTATCCGTTCATATCTGCAAATGCAGCACCTGAAGCGTTAGTACCTGTATTTAAATCCATTCCATTAGTAGCACCTAAACATAATATAACATTATGGTCATTAGAAGCTAGAACTTGATTTAATTGAACAAAAACAACCAAATTAGCTTGTGCTATCATTTTTAATTCATTTTGATCTTGTGTGCTTAATCCTGTAAGTTTTAAATTTACAGTTGGTGCATATACTACAGTACCATTTTCAGTTGAACCTGTGATAGTTTCTGTAACACTAGCATTACCTCTCCTTACTGAATATCTGTATAAATCATTAGTTCCCATTTCAATATCAGTAATTTCTGATCCAACAGTTACTAATGAACTAATCTCCTCTTTTTTAGCAAAGTACACGAACTTTACACCTCCTACAAGGTTTCTACAAGGGATTCCCCTTCCGTGTGTTAAATTACAAGCCATATTTATTAGTTTTAAAAGTTAAAGAAAAGGAGTTTTTACACTCCCTTTCTATTTAATTAGTCTTGTTGTACTACTTCAGCACCGATACCTACTTGTACTCCTCCAGAAAATTTTCCAACAAATCTTAAATTATCTGATCCATCAAGTGGGGACATATCAAGCATTTTTATTTGGCTTGTTATATCACTTATTGTATCTGTACCAAAATATAGATTAGATTTTTGTGCAGCTACTAATTTATTATCTGGCATGCCGTAAACTACTGCTAACTTGATTCCTTCAAAAGTTGCTTCATAGTCATTATTCATTGAATACATATTTACATATCCTAAAGCAGAAATTGCTGAAACATATAGTCTGTAAGTTTTCCAATTCATATATATTCTTAAATCTTCCCTACCATATACTGTAGATGGGATTGCAGCAGCAATAGTTTGTAAGTTCTCTATAATATTTGTAGCAATATAAGCAGTACCTGCACCACCTACGTTGTTTGTTTGAACAACATTACCATTTACTGCGAAAGCACCTGTTGCAGCAGTTAAAAACCCTTCAAACTGTCCGTTAGTTGCAGCAGCACCACTCCATACTGAAGATTCAACTGCATCAGAGATGTGTTGAGTAAAGTATGAGATAACGTAGTCCTCAAATTTAGGTGCATTGTTATTCATAGCACCTGCCTTCATTGTTTCTGCCTCCCAGCTTTCCAGCAAGTTTAACTTACAAGTTTGCGTATTTATTTGTAACAATTTTGGAGTAAGAACCGAATCGGTTAACGTAAGTGTTCCGTGATCAGTAAAATTACAATCACTATTACGGACAAGACTTGCAGCAGCTACTTTCTGCAAACTTGTTTTATATTTTATATTTTGTAATACAGTTAAGTGTTCTAAAGAACTTGCTTCTTTAAGTGCTGCAGAAATATAAAATCCTGCTGCTGACCCTGCATACGTACTATTTACTGTTGGTAAAGCCATTTTTATTTATTTTTTAAATTAATTATTTTGTTATGTTATATAAGATTCTTTCTCTCTTTGTCATTCTTTTTAAATCTGGAGTAAAATCTTTTTTGTCTGTGCTAAACTTGTTAGTCGCTAAAGGTACATCAGCAGGTTCGTTTGATAACTCAACTACTTTAGATTTTAACTCCTCTATTTTAGCTTGGTATTCAAATTCTACTTCTTCTGTAGTCTTTATTTTTTTAGGAGTTGGATTGTTATCTGTGTCCATTTCTACATCAGATTCTTCTTCCTCAATATTTCCTACTTTATCTTTTTTAAGGTCTGCAACTGCATCTTCAAGGTTTTGTATTCTTTTTTCCATACCTGCCCAATCTTCTACATCAGCTTCCTTACCATCATCTTCTGCCATATCTTCTTTATCTCCTTTAAGATCAGAGATAGCATCTTCTAAGTTCTGGATTCTTTTCTCCATACCTTTCCAATCAGCAACATCTGCTTCTTCTTCCATTTCTTCTTCAACAGGTGCGCCTTCAGTTTCCTTTTCTACTTCATCTTCGTAAAGTTCAGCTACAATACCTTCTTTTTCAACTGAAAAAGCCATACCTTCATCTGTACGATATTGACCTTTTGGCAATAATATTGTTGAGCCATCTTCCGTTAATACAGAAATATCACTACCTGCTTCTAATGCAACTGCAGTAGATACTATAATAGTACCATCTTCAAGTTTAGCTTGAAATTCAAGTTTAACTTCATCTTGCTTATCAAGTCCAAGTGCTACTAATATTTGCTTTTTTAAATCCATAGTTAGTTATTTTTTATATAATAGAATTATTTATTGTTTGTTTGATTTTTAATATCTTGTATTATTTCATTTAGTGCAGTAAGTATATCTTCATCAGTTGGTTTTACAGTTTCAGACATTTTTTCCATTTTATCAATAAAATATCCTTCTATACTTAGCCCTCGTAATTCCCCACCTGTTATTTTACTCCACATCTCATCATTATTGATTTTCATTTTGACAAACCAAGTTCCATTAGGTAAATCATAACCATATAGTTTAGACTTATCCATATCTCCTTCTTTTATCCAACTTTCTACAGTTAAAACACCTGTAACATTTTCTTCGTGTTGATATGTAGCTTTATGATGATTGTTATGCTTTAAATATAAACTTGCAGCTTCAGCAACAGTTTCTTTAGAGAAATAAACATAATAATCACTATTAGTATTAGGATCGTGTCTAAATATCTGTTTGTTAGGTATTAAAGCAGGACTAACTAACATTCTTTTTTCCTCATCTATCTTAGCAAAAGTTAAGTTGTTCTTCTCTTTTCCAAAAAACACAAAATTTTCTTCTATAGCAGGACTAGTAACCAGACTAATAGCATCTATTGTAAGTTCTGGACTTTCATCAGCTATTACCAATTCAACTATCTTAGTAGTCTTTAAATTCTTATAATGTTTAGGGTTTGCTTTTTCACAAGCAGCTTTTGAATCGTATTTACACTCTCCATTTTCTCCCCACTTCCATTTTCCGTTATCGCATTTTGTACAAGGCATAATATATAATAGATTTAATTAGTTATTGTTTGGTTTTTAAATTGTTGCTCTCCTACGAATATAAGCTAACTTATTTTGATTATCTGTAAGACTATCTGTAACTACATAGGCTTGAACAGGTTGTTGTTCTGGTGCATTTCCTAAACTAAAGTTTCCACTTAACATTTGGGGTGCAGGTGTTTGTGTGTTTGTAGCAGGTACTGAACCTCCCCCTCCACCATCTCCTACATCTGCTGATAGTATTGTTCTTACATTATTAAGTCCTGTTGCAATTACTGCTGCTGCTGAAATAAATCCTAATGCACCTCCTTGTGCTAAAGCTTTATTTGCACCAACATAAGTATCTATAACTGCTGATGCTACAGATAATGCTTTGTTTTCTCCTGCCAACGTACTTAATGCACTTGCTAAACTAGAATAAGCATCTAATTGATCGTTAATTCCTGCTTGTACTACTTGTGATTTTTGTTTTTCATATTGTTTAGTTAATGCAGTAATATCTGTTCCTGACTTTTCAGCCATTTTAAGTTTTTCTTTATAAGCATTATCTAACTCTAATAATTCTCTTTGAACACCATTAAGCCCTTCTGCAGCTAATTGATTTTGTATGTCTAATAGTTCTTTTTCTAAAGATACCTGATTAGTCATTTGCTCACTTCTAAATCCTGCTATTTGTGCTTCAACTCCTGCCCTATCATTTAATGCTTGTTGATATGCGTTTTGTAAATCTATATTTGTTTTGTTAGCATCTAATTCTAATTTTGCAGCACCTACTCTTTTATCTGCTAAATCTAACATTTCTTTTTCTTGCTTTTCTAAAATATCATTTAATTCTTGATTAGCTGCAATACGATCAGCAAAAGTTTTAGTTTCATCATCTCGTATTTGTCTTTGTATTTCTGCTTGTTTATCATATTTTTCTATTAATCCTTGCAATTGTGCTTCAGCTATTTTAGCTGCATTACCTGCTATAGTAATCTGATTAGCTAATTCAAAATTACCTTTAATACTTATTTTAGAAACACCTTCTGCTACTTTTTCATATATAGCACCTATTTCAGTAACTGCATCTCCAAAATTAGTAACTATGTTTTTACCTGCATCTATTGCTGCATTACCTACTTTTTCTATATCTATTATTGTTTTCCCAATACTTACTCGAAGTTCAGCCATTTTACTTTTATCTCCATTACCTAAAGCTGAACCTTCCCAAGCTAATTGAACTTGATCTATTGCTAATTTCATTCCTAAAAAAGCTAGTTTTAATGGTGTTATTGCTATAGTTGTAATACCTTTAATAACTTGACCTAAACCATTAAACCTATCACTAGATGCAGTAACCCATACAACAACATCAGCTAATGTACTAGCTAAATCATTAAATGTTTTAGAAATAGTACCTACTACAGTATTCATAGTATCTAAAAACTTTTGGTTTCTTTCTAGTGCTTCTTTTAAAGCTACAAAACCTGCTACAAGCAAACCAATACCCATAGCTTTTAAAGCACCTCCTATTCCTTTAGCAGCAACACCCATCTTTTTAAAACCTTTAGCACCATCTTCTGTTCCTTTTTCTAAATCTTTAACACTATCTCTATTGTCATCTATCTGGTTTTTAATTTCTGTTAAACCTATTTTTTCTAATTTTAACTCATCATTAGCTTTTTCTATAGCTTCTTCTAAAGCATAGAACCCTGCTGCACCTGTCATTGGTGTTTCTCTTAATTGAGCCTTCATTAAAACTAAATCTTTTTCAAGATCAGTAATAACTTCTTTTTGAATACTCATTTGTTCATTTAAATTCTTGTATTCAGTTTCAGCATCAACTACTGATTTAATTAATTCTTTATTATCTTTAGTAACTGATTTTACATTTGATTGTACGTTAAATACTATTTCTTCTGCCATATCTAAAAAGTTATTTGTAGTTTATTTTGCCATAATTTTACACTTGCAGTCCATTGTATTCTTGTTCCTGCCAATCCAATAACGTGAACACCAAATGATGTTGCAGTTACATCTTTCATAGATGCAGTTATATTCATTCCACTTTGCCCTGCAGCTACTATATGTGTTGTTGTTTGATGATATGTAGAATTTAAACCATTTGTAAATGTAACTGCACCTGTTACTTGAACATATCCATACTCCCCTACCTCTCCTTCTCCCCCAAAGTTTATACCAATTACATTAGCTTCAAAACCTATTACACTATTAGCTACTTTTTGTATATAAGTTAAAGGTAGGTATTGAGTAAGTAAAGCAGTTTCAGTTGTATCTAAAGTTTTATTAGATTGTTGTACAAATGACATTTGACTTAATCCAATTTTTTCGTTAAAACCACCACCACCTATAACTACTGATCCTTGATTAACAATATTTGCTAATGAACCTGCTATTATAGAACTATTATTAATACTTGTTTCTATTTCGTTTCTTTCGCCTGTTATTAATAAATTACTATTATTTCCTTTAGTTGTATTAGAAGTTCCTATTATAACAAGATTTTTAGAGTTTTTTTCCGTGTTATTATTTTGACCATTAATCTTATTATTTTTATCGGTAAGTCTATTGTTTAATTTTGAGTTATATCTAAAAGCACTACAAGTACCTGATTCTTTATTGTAGTTATATCCATAGGCTTCGCAAACTATTTGATTTGCTAAAACTTGTACACTTCCATTGGTAAAAAAAACTTCTCCTGTACCAGAAATTTCAGATGGTTTTATTGTATATCCTTTTCTATAATTCATTATGGTATAAGTATAAATTCAACTGTAGATAAATCTTTAGGTTTATAATCTATTTTATTAACTCTATATTTTCTGTTTTTAATAATAACTTTATTACTAAAATCAAAATTATGTATATCAGAAGCATTTAAATTAACTTTTAATTCCATAATCCTAGTGTTGACATTATAAAGTTCAAAATAATATTGCGACCAATAAGTGTTAAATAAATTATTTGCAGGAGATGAACCTACAGGACTTATTAATTGACAAGCACCAAAGTTATAATCATCTGTATCTGTTGATTGTGGTGGGTAATTAATAACTGTAGGCACACTAGATAAATGACTAAATTGTAAAAAATACTCTTGATTTTCACTTGACAACCCATTTGCTTCAGGCATATAATAACTTGTTCCTGAATCTTTTTTACCATTGTTATATAATATTCTTGGTAGATTATCATAACCTTCGTTGTCTGTATTATCATCATTTGATGCGAAAATAGATGGAACAATAAAACTTGCAAAATTTACATATAATGGTTTAACTAATGTAGCAGCAAAAGGAGATGCTAATATTTCTTCATCTCCTTCTAATAATGTAAAATCAAATTGGTTTTTAGCGTTCCAAATATATTCTCCATAAAGTTGACCATTGGTTGCTCTTTTGTATTCATTAAAAGCATAATCATCACTATCTTCTTCATATTTAAAAGTTGTTTTAGCAATTAAATCTAAAGGAGTTAATTTTATTTGTGAAATATCTACTTTATTAGTCCAATCAAATTGTATGTTTCTATCTAGCAAACTTGTCCCTGAAGTTGTAATATTAAAAATATCATCATAAGGTTCTATTATAAGTACACCTTCGTTTACTTTATCTTCTAAAACAATTAGATTAAACATATTAAAAATTCCTTTAAGAAATTCCCATTGTCCTAACCCACCTCGTGCAGTATTTAAAAGAGTATTTGCAGTTGTGGCAATAACAGAAACTGCTATATATACACTAGCTGAATAAATTGAATGTATTCTATCTTGTGTAACAGTACCTCCTGTAGCTCTAAATTGTGCTTCTAAAGTATCTCCTTGTGCTAAAGTTCTTGTAAAATTACCTACATAATAATATCTTGTAGAAGTGCCTGTTGTAGTTGTAGTAAAAGTAACATAAGTATAATCTATTTCTCCTAATGGGTATATATTTCCTGATGAATCTTTATGTACCCATCTAAATTCTCCTATTGCACCAATTGTTACATTAAAAGAATAAGTATAATCTATATCATAAGTAGAACCACTTGTTTGTGCAGTAAATTTATAATTAGTCCAACCCATTTCATTAGGTGGTATAGGGTTAAAATCATTTAATTGAAGTTGAGTATAAGAAGATGTAGCAGTATTATCACTTGTTGCATTATCTTTTCTATAAAATGCTTCTATTGTAGCTTCAAAGTTTGATGGTGCAGCACCTGTTCCCCAATTAAAATCCATAAATAATTTAGTAAATTTTTCTGAATTTAAAAATGTTGATGTATAAGAGAACCCTGATGTTGCAAATATATTATCTACTAAATATTTACAATTTACAAAAGGTCTAAAAGCATCTGCTAAATTTTTTAATTCTGGACAATCTACATTAGCATTTGTTTGTGTAGTTGCAGTTGCTATATCAATATTTCCTGTCCAATCTATAAAAGGGTATTTTAAAACTTGTGTATTTGTAGCACCTGAACTCCCTGCAAATGAATTAGTCCCTAAAGGTGTAGACAATAAAACCCCTGTAGAATCCCAACTATTTTTAATGTTTGATTTATTATATAAATGATCTAATTCATTTAAAGCAGTTAAATCACTTATTAATTTAGATTTTAATTCATCTATTAAAGTTACTGATGTAGAGTATAAATTAACACTATAACTAATTTCTCCTTCTTGATTTATTATATCTATTAATCTTAAATATCCTTTAAATATATTATAACCATTTTGCTTTAAAATACATTGTGTTTTTTTATATGGGTTAAAACTATAAATATCCCATTCTTTTGTTACTTCAAATAAATGACTAAATATTTTATTGTTTCTATTTGTTGCAGGTAATTTAAAATCTTTAGAATAACTCTGTGTTTTTTCAGCTACATTTTTAAAATTATCTATTGATAAACTTAATGGTATATCTTCTTCTTCATATAAATCACATATAACTTGCCCATTAAATAAGTCTGTATATATTAATGTAGGTGTTTGAGTAGATTCTTTTATACTAATATGATTAATATAAATTGTACTTCCATTTGTATTCGTATATGATAAAGCTAATATTTCTTCTGTAGCACCTGCAATAAATGTAGCATTTAAATACCCTGTGTTTCCTGTTCCAAATATAGTATTTAAAGTATTATTTGCTAATGTTTGTATAGAGCCATTAATAGTTCCTCCTGCTGCACCAACATATAAAAACCCTCCTGCACCTGCTTGTGTTATTTTAATTTTCAATTCATAACTAGCACCTACTGTTAATCCGTTAATTAATTGATAAACTCCACTAATTGAAGCAGTAGCACCTGAAGCAGAATGTAATTCTAGTTTATTTGCATTACTTCTAGAAGGCATAGTACAATCTGCCCAAAACGGATTACTTGAAGTTCTAAATCTTTTCCAAGATGAAATAGGTGCATTAGTATTAATAGCATCAGCAGTAACATATTGAACAACAGAATCAAAACCAATATAAGAAGGTATTGTATTAAAGTTTGTGTTATCAACTACATACTGATTAAATACAGGGGTAGATACTGAAGAATAAGTACCATCTAATGCTTGGGGTATTAATACTAATTGTATGCTCATTATACAGAATGTGTTCTTTTGTTATGTGTTTTTTCTATTTGAAAAGTATATTGTATTAACTTATCATTTACTTTAGTTTTTCTAACATAACTTGATGTTGTTAAAGTAACAGGTACTACATATTTATTTGTTATGCCACTTCTACTATCATTTATTTGGTCATTATAACCATTTAAAATATAAACATCTGTGCTATTTATTAAATCTTCAAACCATACTGCATCTTCATCTTTAACAAAATCTGTGTTAACAGTAATTAATTGTTTAGAATTTACCCTAAAATTTTTCTTACCACCTTTATAACCATTAATTCTAAAAGTGCTATCATTCCAAGTACCACTTTGTTGGGTATATGATGTTCTATTTGTGTTTAAAGATTTAACAGATTTTTTTCTAAAAGTATAATAATCCCAAGTACCCCATTGATTAAGCCAAGTTAATCTAATTGGTTCAAATCCTTTACAAGCACTATCAACTATATTGATTTTATATAATTGACTTATAGGATTAGTTTGATCATCATAAGCTAATATAGTATAATAAGATACATTGGCTTTATGTGTATCCCACTCGGTACTCCAACCATCTAAATTAGCAGGAAAAGCACCAAAATATAAAATTCTAGTTGCAGCAAAATCAGAAGGATATTGCCAACCACCATTTATATCAACACATTCAATTTGAAAAGGACTTGTTATTAATGTTCCAGAACTATTGTATAAACTAATTTCTATATTATCTACTTTAAAAACTAAAGTATCATCTGTACCTACTTGAAAACTATTTGTAGAAACATTTAACCAACTAAAAAAAGATAAAGTTCCATAATCACTTAATCTAGCATCTTGTTCTATAGGTGCATTACTAATAAACTTACCTAAACTCCCATAAGAATCGTTAAATATAATTTTAGGTACATTAATATTAAATCCATAATTGTTTTTTTCTAAAACTAAAGGTTCATCATAATCTAAAACTCCATTGAAAAACAAATATATTTCAGATGACAATGGTTTTAAAAAACTTAATCTATCAATTGAAGTTGCAGTATCAAAATAATCTATATTAAATGAAATTTGAAAATATCTAGTATTTTTTGTGTTAACACAATATTTATCTATTAAATGAATTGGGTGTGGATTGTCTAAACTATAATCAATACCTTTAAATTTACTTATACTTGTAGATAAATAATTAACCCCTTCTTGTTGTGGTTCTACATAACTTTCTAATATTGATTGTAAAGAAAATATACCAACTCCTTTGTTGTTTGGTGTAACTTTTAAATTAGCTACTAATGAAGATGCAAGACCTAAACTACTTACTTCATCAGCTACATAAACTTGTGCAGTAAAATTAACTCTAAATTTGGTAGCTACTATTGTATTATCTGATACTGTAAATATAATATCTTGACCTACAGGTAAAGTATTGTATAATGGTCTTTGTTCTATAATCATTATTTTGCAGTTATTGTTTTTAAATTATTTAATATTTCTTCTTTTAGTGATATTAATATATCATTTGGTAATCTATTTAATCCTAAACCTAAAGGTCTTTGAAAAAAACTAAGGCTTTTAATACCATCTCTTTTGATCTTCTTAGCTATTAAAAAAGCTAAAGACATATTAGTTATATATCTACCTGTTTTTTTATCTCTACCTTTAATACCCTTCATACTTACCCATTTAGATATAGGTTTTGCAGGTGGTTGTTTAGATGTGTATTTAAAAGGACTTGCTACCTTTCTACCATCAAAGGTAGTAAACTCTTGTATCTTTTTATTTCCAGAAACTCCTTTGTCTACAAACTCTCCGTAACTATCCATAGAAAAAGAAACATTATAACCTTGAGCATTGTCAGTAACTGTAAATTTAATAGAATTGTATAAATCCTTAGTTACATTTTTTTTGCCTTTAGTTAAATTAGTTCTGGCTTGTTGAACAACATATTTACCAAAACTTTCTAGATATTTCTCTATAGCTTCCACTATACACTAGCAACAAATACTTCTAAATCAACATTAGTAGTTCCTATAGGAGTAACAGATATGTTTTGTAATGCAGCCATTGTTCCATAACTTGGAGTAGTGTCTGCTTCAGCTAACATAATATTATCTGCTGCACCTAATATATGTGATTGTCCTGCTTTTAAAGTTATTTGGTATAAAGTTGCTGCACCTACTACTGCTATCTCTACAGATATTGTAGCATTAAGATTAGTGATTCTAATGTATCTAACATCTTCTTTATCTAATTGTACTACTGCACCATAAGAGTTAGTGTTAAAAGCTACTAAAGTAGTTGCTTGTGAATGAGTACAAGTTACAATTCTTTCATATACATTGTTTATACCTGTTGTTGTTAAAGTGTTTGTGCTACCTCTTACCGATCCATTTAAGACAACGGATTCTGAAAGTGTTGTTGTTAAGTCTGCCATATTTTATAATTTAATTGTTATTTGTGGTGGTATTATTTTAATTATTACTTTACCTATCTTTATCTTATTTAATCTCTTTAATATCTCAAACATTATTGTATTGCATCTGTTGTTGCTTGTGGTGCTATACAAGTGTTGTATTCGTTTTCTATTATTACAGGCAAAGTAAATACCCAACCTGTAGGTGCATTATCAAATCTTTCTGTGAAAGGTTCTATATTTATATCTCCATCAGTAAAGTATTTAGGTAAAGCATCTAAACCTTGATTAGATAAAAGTAAACTTTCTCCATTTTTAAACGTACCTATTAAGTCATTACATATTTGTAAGCAGTCAGATAATACTTCTTGTTCATTACTTAAATCTGGAAATACTAAATCCATTATAAAAATTTGAAAGTTAATAGTCATCTGATGTGTTCCTGCTACTGCATTAACAGGTGTGATGTGCATCAATGGGAAGTAAGAGTTTTTAGCAAGATCAACACTCCATATATCTCCTGTGGTAATTGTCTTAATCATATAGTGCTGCTCTCCTAATTTCTTTAGGGTGTTTATAGTATTGTTGTAATCTTTAAAGTATGTCATTGTTTAACTGCTTTTGTTTCGTTTAAATCTGTTTCATAAGTTAGCCAAGTCAAACATTCGTACAGGCTAAGATTAGTTATTCTTTCTAAGTTTATTATCTCTCCATTACACAACCTGTGCATTACACCAAACCAACCCCACTTGTCTGCAAATTGTTCTCCTGCATTTTGTCTAGTATCATCTTGCTCTGTTCCATTAAATACAATGGCAAAATTATTGACAGTTCTTTCCCTAAAGTCCAAAAAAAAACTAAAGAACTATTTACATCTCTTGCTTTCATTTTCTCAAATTTCTTTGCTCTCATTCTTGAATCACTTACACCATAAGCCTCTATAGAATAATCTTTACCATCTCTCTCTGTTATTGGTCTATAAAGGACTGCTATCAATTTAGTTAAGTTATCTTCTAAGCCATTCTTTAAATATGTTTCTATATCAGCATACTCTCCTAATGTTATTTCTTCTAAGTTAGGGTGGAAGCCATACTCTATTCCATCTAATTTAATTATCTTTTTAAGTTTAGTATCTTCTTTTGCTTGTAAATCTGATATTTTTTTTAATAATATCGCAACATCTCCTATAGCTAATTCATTTATAAGTTTCTTAGGTATATCAGATAAAACACTAATAGTATCTAGTGCATCTTGTGTTTTAGTTTTTTTCCTTCTACTTATAAGTTTAACCCATTTATCTAAAGTAACATCATTCCAACTTTTAATTAAGTTGTAATTCTTTTCTTTACCCTCTTTGTTAATCTTTACTTTCATTATTATATAATAGAAATTTGGTTAATATAGTTTAATATCGTAATATTGCATCGTTTTCATAGCTTTAATTAGTTAAAAGGTGTTAATTCTTAGAATTGCACCTTTTTTTATTGCACATAGTATTTACCTAAGTTTGGATTGTCTAAATGATATATTACGTTATACCTTATTCCATCAATAGCATGATTCCAACTATCCACATATAGCTTAGAACCTTTATCTGCATACACATAATTGTTTAACTCTTTAGCTATGTTAGTTGATTCGGCAGATACTATTAGTTGATAGTCTTGCATACGAGTTATACCACTTTCTATCGTTCCTTTCTTTACAGGTTTAATGTTTACACCTAAATATCTTAAATCTTCTATTAATCTTGGTTCTGCACTATCTGCAATTATTAGCTTGTTCTGTACCTTTTCTAGTATTATTTTAGCTAATTCGTGTGATTTTAAACCATTTCTGTAAATATGCTCTTTAATATATATTTTCTTATGTGTTTTGTCTATAGCTACTTCTGTTAAAGAATCAGGATCAATAGAAAAGCCAAAGTCCATACCACAAGATGTTTGTAGATTGTTAGGATTAAACTCTCCTATCTTCCAATTATCAAATACTACACCCTCTGCTTTGTCTAACCAACCACCAAGAATCTTATGTAAATACTTTTTAGGGTTATTTCGTTTTAGTCTATATATCCTTTCTAAGAAACTTTCAGATAGGTTCTGCTTATTGTCTAAGTAAGTTGAATGAATGTAACACACATCATCTTTAATGCCGTTATAACCTGATTCAATCCCTCTGCTTTCAAAGAACTTTCTATATATCCAATGTTCTTTAGTTGTAGGGTTAAGTATTAATATAATTCTATTCTGTATATTTTTCTCTCTTATACTTAAATCAATAGTATCAAATATGTTCTCATCTATTAATTCTTCAGCTTCATCTAACACCCAACAACTAATACCTTGTAATGATTTAAGAGATGCAGTCTGATTACCAGAACTTGTTTTAATACCTCTAAATAGTATATCACTATTTGTTGATGTATTGACTACCTCTGCTTTATTAATACTAAATATACTTGTAAAATTTAATAGTCCTATCTTTTCTAAGAACTCTGGTATAATAGAAAGGTGTGCAGATACCATTGTGTATCTTGTAAACAACACTCTAACACCTTTAGTCATTGTTAGTAGTGTTAAAAATACTGTAGCAGCAAATGATTTACCTGATCCCCTTCCCCCTGTAATTATATAGTATCTACAATCAGAAGAAAATAGAACACTATACTTTTTATTCAGTTTCGGATTCAATGAAGTTTATTATAGGTATGTTTAAACTCTCAAAATTCGTTGTTACATCTACTCTTTGTTGTGGCTTACCATAAAAGTATTCAAAGAATAATTTAACTGCCCATTGTTCTTTATTCTTTAAGCCTATCTCTAATGACTTTAAAGCATCAGGATTCATAGGAGTTAAATTCTCTATTAACTTTTGTTCTTCTGCTTTGCTTGGTCTACCACCTTTATTTCCTTTTGTGCCTTTATTGTTTATTCTGCCGTCCATTGTTTTATTGTTTATATATATAATAACCTTCGCGATTCATATAATTAATATAATTTGTTTCATAATCTAATTCTTCATTATAATAATCAAAATAATATAATGCTGATACAAAAATTTCATTTTTAGATATATTAGATATTGTTAATTCTTTTTCTTTTACATAAGCTATCCAATCAGAAAATCTATATCTTTTTTTTTCCATGATTAGTTTAATTTAGTTAACTGATTCATTTATATAATAGAAATTAGTTATATTCATTTGGTAGCATTAATCTTATTCCTAACTCTGTCATAGCCCATATCCTTATTTGTTCTGCATAGATTTCAAAGGCTTTAGTGTTTAGTGTTGCCGTACTTCCTATCTTGTTTATACCTACCTTCTTATCGTTTATCTCTAACATCTCCCATTCATTAAGAAACTTAGCCCTAAGTATATCATGCATTTCTTGTGGAAAATAGCCAAGTGAATTTCCTAATTCTTGCACAATACATTTCCAATAATAGTTATTCTGCATATTTGATCTATTGTTTCTTTGCTTCTTTACATCTACTATGTAATCGTTTCCTAATTCTTTTAAATAGTTTATCAGACTTTGCTTGTCTTTACTATCCTTTATTACAAACTTCAAGATAGTCTATCTTTTACCCCTCCCCATAATTTATTTTTTCTATTAGATAATGTTGGTTCTGTTCTTTTAAGACTAGGAAACCCACTAAACTCTTTTTCTATTTCTTGCATATACTCGTGGCAGTTTGGACACTCTGTTCCTATATTAACAACTTTAGAATTTATTACTTTCATTATTACCTTGCTAAATTCCTTTTGTATTTCACATTCATTACATTGATATTTTAACATATTAGTTATTTTTATTTAATTCTACTCTTTGTTTTCCGTGAGCCTTTGTTCTTGTATCTTTTCTTCCCATTGTAGTCCAGGCTGCAACAGGATAAGCAAAACCAAATTGCATTTCAAATATATTACAAGTCTTAGGACAATATAATTTTTTTGTTTTTTTCATATTTGTTTTGTTTAAAATAAAGGAGAGATAAAAAGAAAAATATCTAAAATCTAATTGGTTATTTTTTGGCAATACGCCTCCCTCCTTTATTTATTTTTAATTCATTTTCTAAATGGTCTATTGCTTTTTGTAAACATTCTTTAGGACTACTATGCTTTCTATCACTTCTTAGTATGTAAGTAAGTGCAGTAGCACAATTATAATTTAATTCATAGTCCTCTATAATATCAAATGCTTTATAGCCATAGACTTTTCCTTTATAGTAATTTGGTGTTTTATCTTTTATATTTTTCATATATTCTTTTTATTCCTTTAAAACAATCTACTAAACAACTAGAACAAGATGTGCCTGTATCATAATTAGTTCCATAGATAGTATTAAACAATGTGATCATTAATTTTTTAGTTGCTTGGTCTTTTGCTATTCCTTTTTCTATATCTTTCCATATTAATAACACTTCTTCTATTAAATGGTTAGGTATATTTACATCTCTATCTATTTCTGTTGTCTTACCCCAATACTTTTGTGGACACTCCATTACGGAAATTCGTGCCTTAATTGACATAAAACATAGGCACACTTTACAAGAACCTGTAGGTTTAAAATAATACACACAACTTTTACAGATGTTTAACCTATCATTATAAACCTCATTAGTAACAAAGAACTTATTCATTTAATAATTCTTTAAGTTGTTCTCTTACTTTATCTATAGTCGTAAACAAACTATTCCTGCTTATGCCTGTTTTCTTTGCTAGTCCTGTTAATGTATGTCCTTCGTAATAATAGAGTTTAAAAACATCTCTATCGTACCAATAGAAATTATCTAATACTTTGTCTATCTGTTCTAACTTCTGCCATTGTACATATTCTTCTGGGTTTGGTATATTGTATAGATTCTTTTTATTAGATGTTTCCCCTGTTTCTGTTATGTCATAAGTTATGTTACTTGCCTGTTGATCTAAATGTGTGTAGTATTTCTTGTATTTGTAGTAATAAGGACTTCGTGGACTTGTAAAACTTCTTCTTAATACAACTGCACCATATCTTATTAAACCTTTCTGTCCATCTTTAACGTATATATCTTTTAAAGTCTTTGGGTTCATCTGCATAAAATAAATTATACATTCTTGTACTGCTTCATCAATTTCGTTTATATCTTTAGTAAAAGTGTAGGACATCTTAACAAATGTTGGTCTACAATCTGCTACTGCTTGATATACTTTATTCATTTTTATAATCTAAATTACTTAAATTTACCACACAATCTTCTAAATACTTATCTAACAGAACTCTGTATGCTCTTAATGATTCTCTATTTCTTTTTGATTCTAATGCAGCAAAGTAACCATTACAACATACTGAAAGATTAATAGGCAAAATCATAATCCAATCATTCCAATTACCTTTATCTAATCCTTCTTCCCCATAACCATTATGATAATTAATTATTAAATCTACAACTTCAAGAAAAGAATTATATTTAGTTTCAGATGAAGATTCTTTAACAAAAGATAACATTAATTTTAAATATTCTTCTATGTAAATTTTATGTTCAATGCTAGAATAAACAGGCTTAACCATTCTCAAATATAAATAAATTAATTATTCTATATTTTTTTCTTGTTTAATTTTATTAACAACTGATTTATAATAAGTTATCTTTTCTTCATAGTCTATTCTAGACATCTTTATTGTTTGTCTTGCTTTTATTTCTAATTCTTCTGAAGTTCCTTCTCCATACTTATTATTTATATAAATTGAAAAACGATACTGTTCTCCCTGTTCATACATATTACATTTTACACATTGTACTGCACAATTTTTTTCATCCCATCTTGTAGAATGATGTCTGCGAGATTGAAAGTGACCACATTGCATCCCTACTTTATAATGTCCTATTTTACTACAAGTACAACAACTTACTATTCCTTCTAAACTTGAAAATTTAAGTCTTATATATAAACTAAAAAATTTATCTAACTCTTTCTTTAATTTACTTATTGTCTTTAACCCCATATTAATTTTTGTTCAAATACTGGTGTAGGTTTAAAATATAAGTATTTAGCTATAGTTGTTTTTTTACCAAATCTTGATTCTACTTTTAAATCAGATGTATGTATATTATAACCATCTTTTTTTAATTTATATATAATATCAGCAAGTCTAGTAGCACCATATTCTTTTATAGCTTCCCAACTTGTAATATGTCCATAGTTTTTTAAATGCCATTTAATAGCATCCTTTTGTGTTTTAACTTGATCTTTAGTAATTTTAATTGTTTTCATTTTTATTAAATTAAATTTTTAATTATTTCCTGCATAACGTTAACAGTTATTGAGTTTCCACATTGTCTATATCTTTGAGTATCACTAACACCTTCTGTATGATTATCTGGAAATCCTTGTAATCTCTCACATTCTATTGGAGTTAATCTTCTTATTTTATTTTCACTTTTATACATTGTGTTTTCAGTAGTTTGTAATGTAGCACTTAATCCATTTTCACTATATAATCTTGTAGAGCTTTCAAATGTATAAGCTTTTTTTTCTATTTCACAAACTTGCTTATCATATTTATCGTTAAATTTTAATAATGTTTTTAGTTTTTCCCAATCATTAACATTTGGTATGCATCTGCTTTTATCAGTTCTAAAATAATGCTCTGCTTGAGTTTTTGGTATATTTAAATATTTTGCAATTTTTTTTATTGTTGTGTTTTTATGTTTTTTTAAAAATTCGTTAATTTCTTTTGGAGTTTCATTTTTTCTTTTTGTCGCTGTTAATTTTACATCATTTAATCGTATTAATTCTATTGCTTGTGCATTTCCAGTATCTAAACAATATGTTGTTCCATCAGATTTACTTAAATGTCCTGTACCACCTTGATTAGGATTTCCTGATCTTGGATATAAAGAATGTGTTATAACCTCAAAACAAGGTATATCACCACCTATTTTTAAACATTTAGAAATATTATGAATATTCATTGGTTTTCTCTCTTGAAAATTACTTTTAAAAATACCAGCTATCATTTTTTCACTTAAATAATATTTATCACTAAAATTATCCTGTAAAATATCTTTTAATTTTAATTTTAATGGTATTTCTTTTGGAAATCTAAAATTATTATCAGAATCATCTCTTATGCCTACAATAAATATTCTTTCTCTATTTTGAGGAATACCAAAATCTTTTGTATTTAAAACTTTATAATGTATATGATAACCTAAATTATCAAAAGGCATTAGTGTCATTTGTGTATTAATAGTTGATGCTAAACAATCTATTATAGTTTGAAAAGTTCTACCAGAATCATGAGATAGTAAACCTTTTACATTTTCTGCTATAAAATATCTTGGTTTATGTTCTTTTAAATATCGTAAAGCATCATAAAATAATGTTCCTCTTGTATCTTCAAAACCTCCTCTTTTACCAGCCATTGAAAATGCTTGACATGGAAAACCAAATACTAATAAATCAACATAAGATAAATCTTTCATATCTAAAGCAGTTATATCATTATACATTTTTTTGCAATTAAAATTTTTTAAATATGTTTCTCTTGCATATTTGTCAATATCACAAGCAAACTCAATTTCATGTTGAATCTCAAGATTTAACAATGCTTGTTCAGGACTTCCTATACCACTAAAAAATGTTCCTACTTTCATTTTAATTGTTTTAAAGGTTCTTGATAATAAGGAACTTGTTTAGGATTTTGATTTAAAACTTCTACTTTATTTCTAGCATCATCTATTACATCTTTATGAACATGAATAAATTTAAAAAATGTTCTAATATTTAAAAATGGTTCAAACTCTGCATATCTTACACCTCTATGAAAAGCATCATCTATTTGATTAAATGTCATTCTTCTAAACCTATTCTCTTTTTGTAAATCTTCTGCAAATATTTTAGCAAGAGATGCCATTGTTAAAGCATCTGCTCTATGTCCTAACTCTACTGATGTCTTAGCAATTAAATCTAAAACCTTTTCTGTTAGTTCTTTAATGTTTTCTTCTTGTAATGTTTTCATTTAATATTTTTTTTTTAATCTATATTTTGGTGTAATGTTTTTTAAATTTAAATTATCCTCTACCTTACCACTATATTTAAAATAGTCATCTAATTCAATAACACTTCTTTTGTATAACTTTTCTAGATAAATCTTCTGCCTTAACTCCTCTACTATATTCATAATAATTCTTTTGCTTTTTGCCATTCACTTATTTGTGCATCTAATTTAGATGTTCCAGAAAATTTAGGTTTATCCCACTTAGCAGAATTTTTTGACCATCTTTCTAATCTTAGTTTAATCTCAAATGTTCCTTGCTTTTGATACCTCATTTTTTTAACACCCTCTGTCCAATAACTAATAAAATCTTCCTTCATTTCTTTTGGGTAATCAAAAAACATAACCTGATTAATAAATTTTTCCTTTATAGATATATTATTACTTGTAGTATTAATACTTGTACTATTACCTTTCATCTTTTCGTGTATAGGGCTATCCGTGTTTTTCGTGATACCTATACATCTTTTAATGATTTGCTTATTAGAATCTCTTTCTATCTTAATAACTATAAACCCATAATTTTTTAAATCTGATAACCAAGATGATACTGTGTTTTTATTTACATTGTACAATTCTGAAAAGTATTTGTTAGATGCAAAACAAAAACCAAACTTATTACTTAAAGCAGTTATTTCTCCATACAATAACTTGGCATTTGGTTTTAAATCTGAATACCTTACGTTAGCAGGTATTATAGCATAATAGCTAGGATTCTCTTTCATAATGTTATTATATTAGTTTGGTAATCATAATCTTTTAATGATTCCTTAATAATATTAATATTATTTGAAAAATCAAAATAGTTAGTATTTAATGTAAATAGTGCATCTCCACTTTTGATCTTAATTTTAACTTGTGGTTTAACTACAGACTTAATACCTGCTATTTTTAAACAACTCATCAAATCTTCTCTTGTCTTAAAATTTTTTTTAGATTTATCAATTTCTTTAAAAGAATTGTATACAAGATTAAACATATCTCTATACTTTGGAAAAGATGAGTAATTGTACTTATGTTTTTTTTCGTAATGATAAATTAAACTTCTATCTCTATTTAAAACTTTAGCTATAACTTTATAGTGTATCTCTTTTTCTAACAAAGCAATTATAGATGCTACCATTCTAGGTATATGATACTCTTGCTTTCTAGTTTTATTAGCTAAAGAACCTTTATGCAACCCTACTAAACTTGTAGTAAGGTCGCATATATTTATAAACTTTTCTGTATCAGTCATTTTAGAAAGGTAAATCATTAGGGTATTCATCACCACCATCACTAATTATTTGATTTATTTTGTTTTTTAATCTACTATCAAAGTTATCTGATGTATTATTTATACCCATTACCCAATCATAAAACGTTTGAGCATTTTTTAAAACATCTTCTTTAGTGCAATTATTATCAAATTCAATAGCTGATTTTAAAACTGATAACTTTGAAATTACTTTTTGTCTATCTAGATTATCATTTGAAGAATTACTAAATGAATTATTAAAAGAATCAGGTTTTATATAAACAGGTTTTACTTTAGGAAACTTACCATCTGTGTATTCATATTCTGCATTAGTTCCTATTAAAAATTTATTTTGTTCTTGATTCTTAGATGAGTATTCTCCTACATCTCCATTTTCAAAACCAATTTCAAATTTATACATAACACCATATTTACCCTCCCAACTTCCATTTGATTGTACACTTGTTACTTTACTATTTTTCATATTTATTATTATTATTTAATTATTATTAATTGTCTATCATTATCTTCATACATCTTTAACATTTCTTCTGTTAGATTGTAAGAATAAGAACCTGTAATATTATATACACTTTTATCCTTAGCCATCTGTAACTCTGTTCCTACCATTATACAAGAGTTATAACACCTATCATCATCTGATGAATAGATTGCTCTACCATTAGCACCACTTAAATAATGTACTTGCTTTAATACTTGTGTAGTACCTTTAAAGTAATGTAGTGTAGCATGAACTATCCTATTATCACATCTATCATATATCTTTTGTAATGCTTCTTGATGCTCTTTTTCAATCTCTTTTAACCTTTCAACACTTGGTTTTGTTGGTGTGGGTAATCTAAATATATCTTTCATATCTAATTAAATTTAATTAAGCTTCCCAATAACCATTTACTTTGTATTTATTAAATTTATTACTTAATCTATAAAATAAATGAAATTGTATTATACTTGAGTATCTTACTCCTCTATCAAATTGAAATTTAAGATACATTCTATATTGGTGTGCTGTGTACATATTTTTATATTTTAATTTAGTGATAGCCATTTATCATTTAAATGCTTTAAATACTTGACTGCATAAAACAACTCTTTTTC